CTATTTGCGCCGGGTGGTGATGGTCGGCGTGTAGTCTGCCTTGTCACGCCAGCGTTCGAGCAAGCTGGTGAACTCCGCCTTCAGGTCAGCCGGCATCCCGTCCAGTCCTTTGTCGGGCATGGCCAGGACGACATGGGCGAACAGGTCGCCGCGCGTGCCGGCCTTGGCATCGAGCGCGCCGCGCCCCTTCAGGCGCAGGATGGCACCGGAATTGGAACCCTTCGCCAGGTTGACGCTGACCGGGCCATCCGGCGTCGGGGCCTGCACCTTGCCGCCCAGAAGGGCATCCGGCAGGGAAACGAACAGGTCCATATGCAGGTCATTGCCGTCCATGCGGAAGACTGGATGGGGCTTGAGGTGCAGTTCGACCAGGGCATCGCCGTGCGCGCCGCGCCCCGTGGGCGAAGGCGAGCCCTGCCCCTTCAGACGGAGGGTCTGGCCATCGCGCGAACCCTTCGGAATATTGACATCGACCGTACGGCCATCCGAAAGCAGCACGCGGCGCGTATTACCGACAATGGTATCCAGCAGGTCGATATCGAGCCTGATCTTGATATCGCTACCCTTGGCCGGCGGCTGTTCGCGCTGGCCACCAAAGCCGCCAAATCCGCCGCCGAACGGGCTGCCGCCACGTGCACCGGCACCGCCGCCAAACATGCTCATGATATCATCGATATCCATGCCCTCGAATTGCGTGCTGCGTCCGCCACCGGCGCCAAAGGGCGAACCGCCGGCACGACCGCCCCCGCCGAAGCCGCGGAAGATTTCGCGGCCATCAGCATCAATCTCACCGGCGTCAAACTTCTTGCGCTTGTCGGTGTCTTTCAGGAAATCATAGGCCGCCGTCACGCGCTTGAAGCGCTCCTCGGCCACCTTGTTGTCGCGGTTGGTATCCGGATGCAGTTCCTTGGCCAGCTTGCGGAACGCCTTCTGAATCTCGGCATCACTGGCCCCTTTTTTCAGGCCCAATTCAGAATAGGGATCATTTGCCACTGTAAAACATACCTCCGCGATAGAGGTGTGTCCTAGACCTTATCGTTTCAAGAGGCAAGCATCGCTCAGGTCAGGTTTGACCGCAGACCAGTCCGGACGCGTAAATACGCCAACCGGCAACATCGGTGTCTCGCTCCGCTTCGGTACCCCCATTATAGATCGAAGTGAAACCTGTACCGGTGATCTGGTTTAGAATTGCCGATAAAGCATCAACTATCTTTTCAGGTCCGTACCAGCGATATGCCTCGAAGGCGCCGGGAAAATTATTCATGAGTCGCATATAATGATCAGCGAGTTCCCGACGATCATCCATCAGGGCGATAAGAGCCGGAACGGCTGGCTTTCCCAACGCTTCAATCTTATCAAAGATTGCCTGCTGCTTTTTCTGCCGATCCACATCATTCGGTGAAATGGCTGCAAGTTGTTGAATAAGGTTCTGGACCTTAGCGTAGTCGGGCAAGGTATCATCGGGCGCCCAGTCCGCCACGATCTTATTCTGCCTGGCAATTTCGGTCCGTACGAGGGCAATGCCGGCCTGATCGGCGGCTCGTAAAGCACCACTCCTGCCTCGACTAAAATAATACCTCTGCTCTCCCTCCCCATCAGATCGCAAAAGAAACAGCAGATTATTTTTGCCAATAGCGGCAGCTATGGCGTCGGCCGATGGCTCAGTATTTTTTTCCAGGTACACACGAACAGTAAGAGGCGCCGGCGGTGCACTCCCTTTGATCCATTCAACACCATTTACCGGCAGGGTGAGATAATCATGTTGAATGGAGAGAATTCGCGCAGGGTCTCCGCCAAGCTGTCCAATAACAATGGCAGGTGATCCCGCAACCAGCATTGCCAAGTCATTGCTCGATGGTGCTTTTGGACATATTGTCTTTTTTGGCGCCGGCATCTGCGGTGCTGGCTCAGGGATAAAAGCGGCTGCAACAGAATTGGGTGCCTGGCTATCAGAGGGATGCGCCGAGCATCCCATCAAAACAAGGCCCCAAATGGCAATAGAGAAGCGCATATTCCCCCACATCCGGTAACGGTCTCATGGCGCAGTCGACTTGGCAACTATAAATCCAAACTCAACACTGCCCCATAGCCATAAACCTGCGACTTTTGCGCGATTTCCACTCGTACATCCGCACCAAATCCCGCCGGAAAATCCGCCACCCGCTCAGCATACACCCATTCCGGCGTACTCACCTCAACCTCGCGCACCAGGTCATCGCCATCCCACACCTGCACAGGATAAAGCTCATAGTCCTCGCACAGGGGCGGCTCGGCTTCCCAGCTATCGCCGCCATAGCGCGGTGACCGCAGCCAGCTTACTGTGTCCGTCGACATCCGGCCGAAGACCGGCGCGCGCGGCCGCAGGGCCAAACCCGTCCAGGTCACGGTCACATCCAGGGCGCCCATCGCTGCACCGCCAGAACCCGTCCGGCCCGTCCGCCACAGCCGCGACAGGCCAAGTTCCTCCAGCGCCATCTCCGCCCGCACAAAGCCCGGCGGCAGGCGCACCACCTCCGCCCCCGCGCCCATTCCGGCCAGCAGGGCCTGCTCGGTGCCCCACTGCCCACGGATCAGCCCGCTCAGGCGATACTGATCGACGCCCAAAACCGTCGCAGTCAGATACTGGACGATCTCCCATTCGCCATTATCCGCCTGAACACACAGACAGTTCTCCCCCGCCAGCACCTCTTCCAGGCTGCGGCTCACAGGCGCGGCGCCTTCGAGGTAGATATCGAGTGATGCCCTCTCGTGCAGATAATGCGCCCGCTGCACCGGCAGGGCCGTCACCACGCGCCCGACAGACACCGCTTCGTTCACCCGTCCGCGCAGGCGCAAGCTGGCCACGCTCGCCCCGGCATAGACATCCGCCCCCGCCCACGGGGCCGCCGAAGGCACCAGCACCGGCCGCGCATTCGCTTCATCCGTGCCGAAGCATGGCAGTTCAAGCAGCCGGAAGCCGGTCATGATCGACCCCGCCACCACCGCGCTGACCGACCCGGCCACAGACGGATCAGCGCTGACGAACGCCCGCATTTCCGGCTCCGGCTCAAGCGTGACGGTTGGCGCCTCGCCCTGATCGATATGGCCCAGGCGATAATTCGCCGCGCCAAAGGCCACGCCATCACCGGTTTCCAGTTCCAGCAGGCGCAACGGATCGATGTCGAGCGTCAGGGTCTGGCTCACACCCAGCAAAGCCCGCAACGCATAGCCGGCATAGTCCATGGCCTGCGCTGCGCTCAAGACCAGCGGCAGATCAAGGGATGCCTGCGACGCACCGGCTTCCTCACCGCGCACCGTCACCGCCAATAACTGGTAATCACGATCGACATCATAACAGCGCAGGGTCAGGCTGGCCGGCGGCACCACCAGATCGCGCCGCGCCATCACCGGGTTCTGGTCATTATAGGCCAGGTCGCCAGCCAGCAGCGTGGCATCCACCCCATGCGCCGAGCCGATCAGCTTCAGGCCCTCCCCGCGTTCGGCCACGCTCAGTCCCAGATAACTCAGCACCGGTGACAGGGCATCGGCCGCCGACATCGGCTGCTCAATGACATAGCCGTCGATCGTCCCCGTCACCTCATCAAGATCGAGCGCATATACCCCTGCCTGCGCGGCGATATCGGCGATCAAATTCTTCGCCTCCCCCGCGCCTACCCGTCCATTCAGCCAGTGCCCGGTCCGCCAGTTGGCCGTATCGCCCCATACATCCGACCGTTGCGGAAAATAAGGGTAAGGCCGCGCGTCCCAGCACCACACCGCCATAACGGCCAGCATCGGCCCGCCATAGACTGTCGAGACCGGATTATGCGCCGCGTAATGCTGCATATAGGCCGTGAGGCACGCCCGGTGCGCCCGGTCATCTCGCGCGCCGCTTGAGAACGGCGGCACGGCGCTTTCCGAACTTTTCGGATCGAGAAACAGGTTCGGCGCGTTGGCCCCCTTGTCGATGGCGCCGCAGCCAATCTCAATAAATCGGATCGGCTTGGATTGCGGCACCCACGCGGTCGCTGTCACCGAGCGCACACCATTCGGCCGGTCATGATGCGCGTTCGACCACCACGAAACGATATCCTTCGGCCGGTAGATCCACGGTTCGCCATAGGCGCCATCGCTGATTGGCGAACGCGTCTGCGCTTCCCGGTCGGCCTCGTTGGCATAGTACCAATCGAAGCCCTCGCCGGCGGTGATCCGCCCTTGCATATAGGCATCATCATAGATCGAGGACGCCAGGGCGCGATCGAGATGATCGCCGCCATCGCGCCAGTCGGTCAGGGGCGCATACCAGTCGATGCCGACAAAATCGATATTGGCGTCGGACCACAGCGGATCGAGATGGAAGCTGACATGGCCGCTGCCATCGGCCGGCTGATGGCCGAAATATTCCGACCAGTCGGCGCCGTAACCAATCTGCGCGCCGGGCAAAATGGCGCGCACCTCCGCCGCCAGGGCACGCAAGGCGCCGACCATCGGATAGGTGTTTGTGGCGCTGCGTAAGGTTGTCAGACCGCGCAGTTCGGAACCCAGCACAATCCCGTCCACCCCGCCTGCCGCAGCCCCCAGGCTGGCGCAGTGCTTCACAAAACGCCGGAAGCCCCAGTCCCCATCCATGAAGGCATTGACCGCCGTGGCCGCGCCAGCCGTCATATCCGCCGCCGAAGTGATCCGCCCGCGCCACGGATAACCGGCGCAATCCATCAGGATAAACGGGATCAGCGTCACCAAATAACCGCGCGCCTTCAACTCACGGATGGCTGCGATCACCACGGCATCCGAAGGCGTGCCGCCATAGGCCGGACGCCCCTCTACCTCAGAAACCATATAGGCGTCCTCGCGCGCAACCCCGTCCACGGCCCAGACCAGCGGCGTCGTTATCTTGTCCGACACCTCGATACCCGGCCGGATCGTGCAGGTGGCCGCATCGAGGCCGGTGCCGAACCAGCTAACCACCAGATTGACGGTTGTCACATTGGGCAATTGCGCCTGCAACTGATCGAGCGACACCATGAAATCCGTGCGCCCGTCGCCGCTGTGCTGCGTCTCATAACTGGCGCGTGTCATGCCGCTCAAAACGGCATTGGGCTCGGTGGCATAGATGAATTCCCCCGCACCGGGGATCAGGCAGACGCCCTCGACCAGACTTTCCAGATCGGCGTATTCGCCCTTCGGACGCCGGAAAACCTCCACCGACAAATTGGGCGGCCGATTGCCGAACTGCGTGATATCGAGATCCTCGAACACCAGATAGGCCAGGCCGCGATAGGCCGGCGCCGTGCCTTCCACCGCCTCGATCAGGGCATCCGGCGTTTGCGTTTCCTCGCCACGGTAGAGCCGGTAAGCGATCGCCGACTGATCGAGCAGTTGCCCGTCCGCCCAGATACGGCCGATGCCGTCGATCGGCCCTTCGCAAAGCCCCACCGCAAACGACAAGCTGTAGCTGAAGCTCTCGGTCTTGCCAGACGTCTTGCTGGCGCGGGTGGACGAACGGTTCTCTTTCAGCCGCGCCGCCCAGATGATCGCGCCCGCTACCCGCGCTCGGCCATAGACCTGTTTGACCGGATCACCCTGCGCGCTCCCGGTCAGTTGCAGACCTGTCAGCCGCGCCCCGACCTGCCGCGCCGGCGCCAGGGAATTAATCGCCGTGCGGTCGATCGCTGAGCCGATGTGCGCGCCGATCCAGCCCCCGACCGGCCCGCCCAGGGCCGTCCCCACCGCACTCAAAATCACCTGCGCCATAACTTTACCTTTCTTATATCTCCCCACCTCCGGTGGGGAGGGGTACCGCACGCCTCTTGGCGCGGGGTGGTGGGGTTTCTTACTTACTTCTCCTCCCCTGCGAAGCGGGGGAGGTGGCCGGCGTAGTCCGGCCGGAGGGGGCCAATTCAGGATACCGAAACGCCCCGACCGCCGCCCTCTTCCAAAACGGCCCCAGCCAACTCTCGACGACGGCATGGCCCCAATAGGCATGAATGACCTTCGCCCGTGGGTCACCAACCCCCTCGCCCACGCTTAGGATCGCCGCATGTTTGGCCACCGCGCCGGGCTTCATCCGAAACACCAACACATCTCCCGGCCGCGCTTCACCCACCGGTTCAAAATGCACCGACAACCCCGCGATCAGCCGGTCTTCCCCACCCACCTCCGCCCAGTCCGGACTATAGGCCGGCAAGACACACGGCTCCGCGCCATAAACCGCCCGCCACACCCCGCGCACCAGGCCGATACAGTCACAGCCCACGCCTTTCAGACTGGCCTGATGCTGATAGGGTGTGCCGATCCACGACCGCGCCTCTTCTAAAATCATCTGCCGGCGCCCTGCTGCCGCGACGCGCCGTCCATCACATCGCCACTGCGCGGATAGATCGTCAGAAAATCCTCGCCCGGCAGGTCCGGAAAACCGCGAAAATTCAGTACATTATCGAACGTGTTCAGGCAGGTACTGTAGCGCTTGTCGCAAGTCGCCGCCGCCAGGCTGCCCGTCAGCCCGCAACGCGCATCGCCCAGGGCGGCATCGCACAGAAAACCGAACCGCCGCCCGATCACGCGATCAAGCTGCGCTGCCGGCCCCTCGACATGGGCGACAAACGATCCGCCCTCGGCCACCCCGCCCCTGCATTCCAGCCGCGCCAGTGTGCCCGCACCGGTCAGCACATAGTCCGCCGGCATCGACCAATCGACCGTATAGACTCACACTTTTGCTGCGTCATACAGCCCGGCCGTGATATCGGCCGCGCTGATGGCATCCGACGCAATTACGCCGGAAACCGCCGCACTGCCGGCCTCGCCGATATCGGTATTCGCCGCCCCCGCCGTCAGGCCCGACTGCGCCTGGCATGTGACACCCAGAAACACCAGCGCCCGGTCATGATCAGTGAATCCAAGCGTCACGCCATCGCCGCGCTCAATCAGCCAGACATGGCAAAACTTCGCTTCCCCCTGCGCCAGCGCAGAGGCCATAGTCTCAGAAATTATCCGCAAGGTTTTCCCTTTCTTGTACCTCCCCAACTTGCTTGGGGTTTGGCGTCAGCGAAAGTACAGCTTTCGCAAACCAGGGGACCGCGCACCTCTTGGCGCGGGGTGGTGGGGTTTCTTACTTTGTCATACCCGTATCTCGATCAACGACACCGCCATCAGCCGCCCGGCATCGACACCTTCCAGGGTCAGATCAATCCGCTCGGAATCGAAACGCACCGGCGTATCGAATTCAAACCCCGCCGTGACCGTTTTGCCCACTGCCGGGGCGCTGGCCAGAGTGACGATGCCTGTGGTCTCGTCCACACCAAAGCTGACCTCTATGCCTTCCACAGCCACCTTCACCGTGCCGCTCACCGGCTTGGCGATATCGCGCACCACGCTGCCGTAAGCCTTCACCAGTTGGAACCCCGCGGCCACGCCATCGCCGCTTCCGATCACCTGGTCCGTCGCCGCCGGACTGACATTCAGCGCACAGCTCTTGAAATCAGCGAAATCCTTGAAGCGGAAACCATAATGCCGCCCTTCCCGCGCCTCGAAGAAGCTGAGCAATTCCGCCGCATCGACCAGCGACCTGACGCCCGCCCCGATCAGATAGCGCCGGCGCCCCAGGGCCCACGGACTGATTCGCCGCTCATAGCCCGAAGCCAGCGACACAATCTCGGTCTTGCGCTCGATCCCCGAACCCGACCCAAAGGCCAGTCGCACCGGAAACCGCACCTCATGAAAACTGGTCATAGAATATTCTCCTCCCTTGCGAGCCTCTTGGCGAAGCGGGGGAGGTGGCGCGCGCAGTCGCGCCGGAGGGGGCCTCTTCCCGCCATCACCTCATCCCCATCCGCGCCGCCCGCTGCAAGGCCGTCGCCACCTGTGCCTCAGACCGCACCAAACCTTGCGCCCCGCCCGAAACCATCACCGTCACATTGACATTGGGTGACGCACCGCCTGTCTCGACCGTGCCCGAAACCGCCGGCCGGAAGACCTCCGGCCCGCGCTCGCCCACGAGATAACCGCCACCAGCACCTACGAAGCCGCCATCAGCGCGCGCGCCGGAAAATGATGAACCAACAACCGAAAACACTTCCGACAACACGCTCGCCAGACCGCCCGAAGACGACGACACTCCCGTCGCCGAATTGACCGCCGCCAGCACCGCTGCGGCCAGTTCCTTCAGGCTGATCTTGCCGTCCGAAGCCGCCCGCGCCAATGACCGCGACAGGCTTTCCCCCGCTTTTGAAAACGCCTGGTCAATGGCGTCAGCCGTTTCTGCCGCCGAGGCTTCCAGGCCCCTCAGACTGGCCCCTGCCTCATCGACCTGGCCACCAAACGGATCACTCATCCGGAAACTCCCGCATTAAATCCTCCAGAGCCTGTCGGCTCAAAACCGCCATTTCCGGCGCCGCAGTCAGCATCCGCCATTCGCGCCAGCTTAAGTGCCAGAAGGCTTCCGGTGTCAGCCGCAAACCCAGCACACCGTGCCGAAACAACGCTGCCCAATCAGTCGCCATTCATCGCCTCGAATGCCTTGACCACCGCGGCGATGGCCTCGGCAAACCCGATCCCCTCCGGCAGCTCATCCATCGCCAGCGCACGAAGAACCACCATCAGATCCGTCGCCCCACAGCCTTCAAACGCTCGCCCAGGGCCTCGAATCCGGAAACCCCGAAATGACTTTCCAGCATCGCCAGCGCACCGAGCGTCACGCATAAACGCACCTCAGTCCCACCCAGCGATACCGACACCTCTCCCCGCGCCGTATTACAGAGCGGCAAAGCTGACCTCCCCCGCCGAGGCCAGGGTCAGGGCGAAACTGGCCTCGCCATCATGCCGGCCGGCATATTCCAGCGCCGCGACCATGAACGGCCCCTCGAACTGACCGAAATCCGGCACGATCACCTGCCAATCCGCCTGGCTTTGCGCGAAAAACGCCTCACGCATCAGCACATCCGAGGCCACATCCCGAAAAACGCCGGAGCCAGACACCGACAGCGACCGCACGCCGGCCCCGGCCAGCAGTTCGCGCCAGCCGCCCGAACCGGAATCGGTGACATCCACCGTCTTCGCGTTGAGCGACACCGTCCGCGCCCGCAGTCCCGCCACGGTCACAAAGGTCGCACCATCAGAAATCTTGAGCAGCATGTCCCTGCCCTTTTGCACAGCCATCACGGCCTCCTTTCTTATACCTCCCCGACTCGTCGGGGAGGGGGACCGCGCCGCCCTTGCGACGTGGTGGTGGGGTTTCTTGCTTTCCTAACCCCCCTCAGTCACCGCTCTGACCCTGACCAGCGCATAGGTCGTCCGCTGATCCGCCGAGCGAAACACATCGACATAGGTCACACGCAGACTGACCAGCCCGGCCACTTCCAGCGATGCGCCATCGAGCAAAACCCGCAGTTCCGCGGCCATCGCCTTAGCCTCTTCAGACCCATCAAAACGCGATACGCACATCAGGTTCAGCGCCTGCTCGGTTACCTCAGCATCCACCCCACCGATCGATTGCGCCGACACGCGCCCGAAGCTGACATAGGGATAAACCACTCCCGCCGGCGCCTGATCGTAAACCCGCGCCGGGTTCCCCAGCCAGGTTGCCAATGACGCCTGCCCGCGCAGATAGGCCAGCAGCCCCGCCTGCAATTCAAGAAGCGCGCTCATGCGTGAACCCTTTCCAGCCGCACGCGCACAGAACCGTCCGCGCCCTCATCGAAACTGACGATCCGCCAGTCGGACCCCTTGAGACTGAGCCGTCCACCGCGCGCCAGCCCCGCCATCGAGCGACAAAAAAAATCCGCCCCCTGCACCACGGAGGCATCGCCCTCCGCCGTGCTTTCCACAGCCGGCGTATCGGGCCGAAAATCGCCCCAGATTGTCGCGTCAGGCATTAGCGAAAACGACCGCCCGCCATAGGTGCTTTCGGCCTCGCTCACGGCATAAAGCCGCGCCGGCGTCTGTAAGTCGGCAATCTTCACAGCCTCACCCCACGGTAGGGCGTAAGCCAGGCTTCCAGCGCGTCCGTATCCATCACCGTCTCGCCCCGGTTCTGGTAAGCCTGCGCCACCAGATAGAGCAGGCAGAGCCGTAAGGGTGCCGGAGACGCGTCATCGAGCCCTACGCCGGCCTCGCCCTCCAGCCGCATTTTTGCCGCCGCGATCAGGGTCGTGATCAGCGTGTCTTCGGCATCATGCGACACGCGCAGAAAGAGCTTGGCCTCGTCAAGCGAGACTGGATCAGCCATTTGATTTTCCTTGAAAATATTGATCTGCCGACCAATCTACGCCTGCCCAAACCAGCGGGGATTATTTGGGAAAAAAGCCGCGCACTCAGAGGCCCCGAGTCGAGGGCCGGGCCGCTGGGGTGAGGCGAAAATCATTAGCTCGTGAGAAACGGAGCGGAGCGTACTTAAGTACGTGAGCACCGTATCGCAGCGAGATGAGGATTTGCAGCCCACCCCAGCGAGTCCGGCTACGAAGCGGCGATTTTCAGAAGCTTAATCGCATCGAAATTCTGCACCCCGCCGCCGACGCGCTTGGTGGTGTAGAACAGCACATAGGGCTTGGCCGAGTACGGATCGCGCAGCACCGAAATGCCGGCACGATCGACGATCAGATACCCCTTGGCGAAGTCGCCGAAAGCCACCGAAAAGGCATTGGCGGCCACATCCGGCATATCCTCGATCTCCTGCACCGGATAACCGAGCAGCAACGGCAGGCTGCCTGCGGTCATTGCCGGCTGCCAGATATAGTTGCCTTCGGCGTCCTTGAACTTGCGGATCTTGGCGGCCGTGCGGCGGTTCATCACGAAGCTGGCGCCGGGGCGATACTGCGCCTTCGGGGCATAGATCAGGTCGATCAGCGCGTCGGTCGGGTTGGTGGTGGCGAAATCGCTGGCCGCCCCGGTGGCGACATAGCCGATCTGCCCCCAGGTGGCCGAGGCATTGGCCGCCGTGGTGTAGCTCAGGAAACCCTTCGGCTTGGCCGAACCGTCACCGCTGACAAAGGCCGTGGTTTCCTGGGCGGCGAAGCTGTCCTCGATCTCGGAAGCCAGCCATTCGTCGAGATTGATATAGGCATCATCCAGCAGGTCTTGCGTCGCCGAAGGCGAGGCATAGAGATCTCCGGCCGCGAAGGTGATCAGGTCGAGCGTCGCCGGATTGGTTTCCGGGCGCGCGGCGGTTTCCGCCACCCAGCCGGAGGTGACCGAAGCGGTCGTCACCGGCTTCCTGAAGGTGGCCGCACCGACCTGGCGCACCGTGGCCAGCGAGCGGAACGGCGAGACCTGCGCCAGGCGGCGATCGATAAAGGTTTCCGTTTCGGTCGGCGCCAGCACGCCCGAACCGCTCGAAGACGAAATACCGGCCTTCAGTTCGATGCCCATACGGCCAGAGCGCAGATACCCGTTCCAGGCCGCCTTGGCCTCATCCGGCTGAGCCAGGCGAGAACCCTCCTCGATCACCGGACGCGACTTCTGGCTCATCAGGCGCTGCAAACGCCCCTCGGCCGATTGCAGGGCGCTTTCGATGCGCTCCAGCTTGTCTTCCAGCAGGCCGTCGCCGCGCTTGGTTTCGATGGCGCTGAGGCGCTCGTCATTGGCTGCCTTGAAGGCTTCAAAATTGGCCAGCACCTCATGCAGGGCCGCACGCACCTCCGGCGAGGCCGCGGCCTGTTTCACTTCTTTCATCCATTTTCTCCAGTTGAAAAACACAGCCTCCAATCCTCCCCTTTTTAAGGGGAGGTGGCAGCGCGAGGCCCTTTAGGGCCGGTGTCGCTGACGGAGGGGTAACAAAAGACGGCAGGGGCTTGCCCCTTACGCCGCCACACTTTCCTCACGCATCGATGTGATCCGGGCGCTCGGCAGCATGGGGAAGGTGACGATGGAAATCTCCCACAGCTCCACCGCCGTCAGCACCCGTAAACTGCCACTGTCCTTGCGGCTTTTCACCGCGCGAAAACCGATGCTCAGGGCATCAACTACACCGGCCTTCACAAGGCTCCCGACCATTCGCGCCTCGGCATTTAGGTCCAGTATCCGGCCGCGCACGAACAAGCCGACGGCGTCCTCGCGCAGCTCATCCCATACCCCTACCGGTGACTTCAACTGATGCTGGTAAAGCATCCGCACGCCCTTCGGCCCGGTGTTCAGCAAGGTATCGCGAAAGGCCCCCGCCACCACCACATCGTCATTCAGGTCGCGCAGGCCAAAGCGCGAGGCATAGCCTTCGATTTGAAGAGTCATGAGTACTCCCGATCTAACTTGGTCTCGATCCGGTCCAGCGTGGCGCGCTGGGCAAAGGCCTGCTCCTCCAGGCGCGCCAGACGTTCATTGACGCCGGCCTGCTGTTCCAGCCGCTGCTCCATCATGTCGAGCCGCGCCCCCGCCCGTCCGACCCACAGCAGCACAAACGCCGTCTGGATCACCACCGTCACCATGGCCGCGATAGGCACCGCTTGCCAGAAGATCATGCTTCCACGTCGCGCTTAACTTCACTCAGGCCAGCCAGATGACGGCGCTCGGCATCGGTGAGGAAACTCGCCGCCTCCAACCTGGCCCACAACGCATCACGCTCCGCCGAAAGCGCTGGCAAGGTCTCGATATCGTTGACGATCCGCGTGCCCGGAAACCTGACCTCCAGCCAGGCGCTCAAACTGCGCGTCGTCTTCTCGGCCAGGGGCAGAACCGCATTGCGCCAGAAGGCGGCATTGGCCTCCTTGTAATTGGCGTAGGAATTATCGCCCGGAATGCCCAGCAATTGCGCCGGCACACCAAAGGCCAAGGCGATCTCGCGCGCCGCGGCGTTCTTGCCCTGGATGAAATCCATGTCGGCCGGTGTCAGCGACATTGGCTTCCAGTCGAGCCCGCCTTCCAATAGCGGCGGCCGTCCGGCATTATCCTGACCGGAATAGGTATCGCTCAACTGTTCTTTCAGCCGCGCGAACTGATCCTCGGTCAGCCGCTCGGACGCCTTCGAACCATAGACCAGCGCACCCGAAGGCCGCGCCGCATTATCGAGCAACGCCTTATTCCACGCGCCCGACGCATTGTGCACATCGATCGAAAACGCCGCGGCTTCCAAAGGCGAGAGCCCGTACCAGTCATCGAGTGGATGCCAGAGCTTCAGGTGTAACACCTTCAGCCAGCCCTCGCAGTCCCGGCCAATCACGGTCTTCGCATTGCCGGTGCTGTATTCATAGGCGTCCGGCCAGCCGCCGGCGCCCGCCACCACCTTCATCCGGTCCGGCCGCAGGCTCCACAGCTCGCCGAGCGCCTCGCCATCGAGAAACGCGGCCTCGACATAGGCATTGCCCGCCGTCTGCAAACCGCCATAGACCGCCTCGCGCAGGTCGGCCCCGCCTTGTTCGGGATTGGGCCTATCGATCAGCTTTTGCAGCGGGTGATCCGGCGCGCGCCGCCCTTCAAACTCCACCCGTAAGGGCACGGAGGCGCAGGCCTCGGCGATCATCCGCACGCAGCGATAGGCAATCGCATTTTTGGCAAAGCCTTCGCTGGCCAGAGCCTGATAATTGCGCGGAGTCCATACCGGCCGGCCGACCACGTTCATGGCCACCACCGTCCCCACGGCACTCTGTTTCTGCTCGCGCCTGAAAAGGCCACTTAGTTTCTCAAACATAAAAAAAACTTCCCGTTTTCTTGTACCTCCCCGGCTCCGCCGGGGAGGGGGACCGACGCGCCCTTGCGCGTTGGTGGTGGGGTATCTTGCTTCTCTAAACCCGCCGCAATCTCGGTTCCGCCCGCCCGTTCACCAACAGAGCCCCAAGCGCCCAGACCAGCGCATCGGCGCGATCGGGACTCTTCCCCAGTTCCCCACTTCCCAGGGCCATCAGTTCCTCATCCAGTTCCGCGAACCGGCCGCCTTTCGCAGGGCAGTGACTCACCCGCCCCTGCTCATAAAGGGCCGCCACCGGCTCGGCCCGCGTCCGCTTGCCGGCCCTTGCATGGACCAGTTCGATCGGCACATCGCAGCCCGACATGGCCAGGAGCGACCGCACCATCTCGCCACCCTGATTGGCTTCGGCGATCACCCGTTGCGCGCCATGTTCGGCCACAACCGACGCCACCTTTTGCGCCCAGCCGAGCGGCGAAAACCCGCTGACCGTGGCATCCTCCAGCACATATCCGCGCTCGCCAAGCCTTCCGGCCACCACGATTCCACAGGCATCTCCTCCGGCTGTAGCCGACGGATCGACCGCCACCACTACCAGATCGAACCGCTCCGGCCGCGCGCCATAACAGCGCGCCAGATCATCGGCCCGCCACAGGGCGCGGTTGTCATCATCGACCACCAGCCCGTCCAGCTCCTGCGCCGCCAGCCGCGTCCCGCCATAAAGCCCGTGCAGCCCCTCCAGAAAGGCCGGCGCCAGGTTCTCGGCATTGTCCTTCGTCGCCGCCCGCGTAATCGCCACGCCCGGCTCGGCCATCAGATTTCGCAAGGCCCTGATCGGCTTGGGCGTCGTGGTCAGGCACAGCCGTGGCGCATCGCCCAGCCTCAACCCCATCCGCAGCATGGCCAGGGTCTCGGCCGGATGCCGCCAGGCGCAGAACTCATCCGCCCAGGCATAGTGAAACTGCGGCCCCCGCAAACTCTCCGGGTCTTCCGCGGAAAAGGCATAGGCCACCCCGCCATCGGGCCAGCGCAGCCGCTTGCGCGACACTTCGTAGCTCGGCCGGTTGCCTTTCGGCGCGATGGTCTTCAGTCCCGAAGGGCCCTCGATCATCACCTCGCGCACATCATGCAGACTGGCCCCGATCAAGGCGCACCTCACGCCACGCTGGGCCAGCGCTGCCAGCCATTCGGCCCCGGCGCGCGTCTTGCCGGCGCCGCGCCCGCCGAGAAACAGCCAGCTATGCCAGTCCCCCTCAGGTGCCTTCTGATGGTCGTTCGCCCAGAACCCCCAGGTCTTCCCGTCGTTCACCGGGCTGTCGGGATGCCACACCCACGCGCGAATTTCGTCGTCTGTGAGCGAGGTCAATAAGTTTGCGCTCAAGTTCGACCCGCCAGGCATGGTCACTGGTATCGTCAT